ACTTACTTTGCTAAAGTACGTTGTCCAGCTCACAAGACATCGTTTATTTCTTAAGTGTTTGCGGGAATGATGTTCTTGTGCGCGTCTCGAGAAGGAGGTCACCGTGTTTAAGCGGTGGCGTATGTCCGTGGAGGCGTATCATCGTCTGTGTGCGTCTCTTGGCGTACTGTGGCAACCGTGCCATGCTGACTACAACACGCGCCTGTCAGCTGCTTTTCCCCGCGAAACAACCGACGAAAGGCGGATTGGTTTCACGCGGCTGCTTGTACGGGCCTTGGATCTGAGTTCGCTTTCCCCGTGGTTAGCCGGTCCTGAGAGTAGTCAACAGTTAAAGACCAGTGGATTCTCGCGCTCACCAGGCTATCGTCTTACTCCACCTGGTGGGATTTCATTGCGTGATGACATTGATCGCTACTTCCAGCCATATCCGACAGACATAGTGGAGAAATCCGCTATTGTTGCTGACCACGCTGTTGTGTCGTTGATTGGGAAAGGATCGCTGAGACCGGTCTCACTCACGGAGGCTTGTCTTAGTTTTGAGAAACGTGCATCTTGTGGTTCGCCAGATTTCGTGCGTGCTACTATCTCTCCTGTCGAGTACTTTCGTGAATCCCGCGAAATTTTACTTGATGGTCTGCTTGTCGACCATGCTTATGCCTATCCCGGTTTCTCTGCTTGTAGGGGGCAAGCGCAGGCTGATAGTATATTCCGCAAAGAACGCAATGTTTTCGCGTGTAGCAGAGTTCATAACAACATATTGAAGATGTTGTACATCCCTATGTTTCGTCGGTTACGTAAGTTGCCGGCATTTTCCGCCTGGATAAATCGCGCGACTGTTGATAAAACTGTCACTCGATTAATGACTCTTAGTGGAGCTGGGGATTGTGTGTCGATCGACTTCAAGAAGTTTGATCAAACGATACCGAACGCGGTCATTGATCGTATCTTTGCGTGCATGAAGTCTTGGTTTAATGACGCTGGGCAGGGTCTTATGGACTTTGCGCAGGAATGCTTTAAGCGGACGGGTATATACCTTCCTGGTGTTAAACGTGGCACTGTAGAGTATCTTCATGGAGCTCTACGTAGGGGTGGTATTCCGTCCGGTTCCGTCTTTACGAACCTTGTTGGATGTCTCGTTAACATCTGGCTGCTCGTTTATGCGAGTGATAGATTGGGTACGCAGGTCGCTGCTGTTTTAATACAGGGTGATGATGCAGTTGCTCGGTTTACCACAGATATAAGCGTAGCGCAGTTGTCAGATGTTCTGCTCGCTGAGGTTGGCGTTCATTTATCTGTGGAGAAAAGTCTCAAGTCTAGATTCGTGGTGACGTTCTTGCAGAACTATCACTGTGTTGATAGATGTGATGATGGAGTATTCGTAGGTATTAGACCGATCTGTCGTGCTCTGTTAGGTATGCTTTCTTTTGAGCACGCCAGGAGGAGCGAGTGGCTGTCCAATCCCATCTATGACTCCATTAGATGGATTCAACAGATGGACAATTGTAGTGCGCATCCGCGCTTTCGTGAGTTCGTGTCCATTATGAGAAAATGCGATTTATGGTTTGACGAAGCGGTTTCTCGGATCCTTTGTAACGATCCGGTGCTTGCTGGCGTCAGTCGCATCTTGGGAAGTGGAGCTTATGAGTACAAGTTACCTGTTTCCGAGTTGTACCGTAGTCCTGTGGTACGTGTCGCGACAGAGAAACCCTCTCTGTGAGATGACTGTTTTCAGCTATGTGGTTTATTATAGGAGGTTACCATGGCTTGGGGTGCATTAGGCTCAATTGTCTTAAATCTCTTGGGCCCAACG